CCTTTCTTTTGAGCGTTCGCAATGATCTTATTAACAATAAGCGTCTTACCCGCACCGGAAGGCCCGGAAAAACCAGTAACCCTACCAACAGGAATACCCTTATAAAGAGATCCAGAAAAGATAGCATTAAGTGCATAAGAGCCAGTGTCAATCCAATCGCTTACAATAGATAAAGAATTATCTTCAGAGAGCATTGATGCATCTTGATTCAATGCATCAACAGCTTCAAAGATATCTTTTAATGATGAAGCTTTCGTTTCATCGTTATTGTTTTCTGTACGTGGTTTGCGTGCCATATAGATTAGCTCTTATCGTCATCAGCATCAAATAGCTTGATGGTAGGAGCAGGTTCGTTCTTAATTACTTTGAACATTTCTGTGTATTGAGCAATAAGATTAGCTTCAAGGTCAAGATCTTGTGCTAAAGCAATTTGTGACTTGCTGTATGTCCATGTAGGAAATACATCGCGGTCTTTAAAGAACTCTCTAAACATTAAAGGATAGAGTTGTACTTGTAATTTTTTGTCTTGTGAGGGTGTTACGTTTAAAATAGCAGGCTTAGTTACAACGATATTGTTATCGTCACTGCTTACATATGTAGCAACGATAGTACGTTGAATGTTATCAAGGAATACAATGATTTGATCTGAGTTCATATAGTTATATTAATATAGTTTTTGTTATAATCAAGTTTATTGACGAGGAAATTTAAAGTAAGGTGCTTTTACATTAACAAGATACTTGTTGAGTAGTTTCTTATGAGAAGCACGTGTAGGAACAATATCCCAACCACCACGTCTTGCGTAGTAGCAAGTTACCATAAGCTCTTCAGGTTGTAACAAGTCCCATAAACGCTTATAAGCAGCTTCACAGATTTCTTCGTGGAAATGACATTCATTACGGAATGAAACAATCCATTCTAATAGAGATTGTTCAGTTACTGCTTTATTACCTTTATAGTAAATGAAAATATCGCCCGAATCTGGTTGCTTTGTAATTTTACAGTTAGAACGTAACAGAGTACTCATATAGAAGTGTTGTTCTGTTGATTCGGTTTCATTAGCTACTAACAGATCAGCATTCTCGTTGAATACAGTAAACTTAATCTTTTCTGCACTCTTAATTTGTTCTAATGGGCGCCAAATTTTGGAACTATGATCTGAAAACCAAACTTCTCTATCTTTTTCGGTTTCAGTGTCAGTAATTTGAGAGAATAGCTCTACCTTAACATCAGTCTCTAATAATAAGGATAGGTCTTTAGAAGCTGTTTGTTTAATGTTCTTAAGTACTTCCTTAGTATTCTTACCCATTTTCTGCATATTAAATGAGTTCCAATAAAGCTTCATTGACTTAGACTCTACAATGAAATCGTTTTCAGCAGAGTATACTACTTTAGCAACACAAGTAACAGGTAAACCACTATCTGTTAATGCACTACATTCGTAGCCATTCCAGATATCATAACCCACGAAAGGTAAAGAACCGTTCTTAAGATCAAGATATGTGCGGTTACGTTGGCGCTCTTCACGCACCAAAATCTCTGGGGTATATGTACTTGGAGAGTCTACTCTCTGACCGAGTACTTTATCGATATTATTAGTATTATAGCTCATTGGTAAAATCTTTTTTAATTGTATCTGTTATTATTTTAACTCTATCTTTTACTGATCCTATCACATAAACAAGTTTGTCTTTAGGCATTGAATGATGTTTGATATAAAAATCAAATTGTTTTACTACACCATCAAAGAATTCTTTATTTGTACTTCTTTCACCGTCATCTTTAATATCAAGTTCGGGTACAACATAAAAAATCTTATCGTAAGTACCTAACAGTGATTCATAAACAGATAAAGCTGCTTGATATACATCTTTATTGACTTGTTCTTTCTCATAAAAATAAGCAGTATATGCAATTCCGTCTAAAGCACCTCTATCTAAGATCCAGTTACCTGGAGTTAGAGCATACTCTAAATGACGAGCCATTACCAGATATTGAGTTAAAGAAGTACCACCTTCATTAATAGGTACGTTTAAATCTTTAAGACCTCTTGTTAGATTAGTTCTAAAACTAAAATGCTGATCATCTAAGAACAGATCATCTTTTAGTGCTTTTACTAATGTAGTCTTACCTTGTGAATGAGCGCCACAGATTGCAGCTTTATAGTTTGATCTCATAATTATTTATTTAATAGGCTTTTACGCATAAAGCCAACCCAATTTTGAATTGCTACGCTATGTAAATGTTCAGTAAATAAATCTAAACTTTTATAATCTAAATATAAATCCTCTGTACTGAAGCGCATTTCAGATACAACCCTACCTGCATCTACTTCTGGTATAACTTCATGAATAACATGTCCATGTGTGTTGTACTTCTTTTCAGGGTATGCGTACCATGTTTTAGCTTGAGGGTCTTTACCTTTTAGTTCTGGGTACTTGGTTATAAGTCCTGGATGTCCATTATATATTTTAAATTTACCGCATATTTCTGGCGGTAGAATACGAAGATAACCATGTAACGTTATGACATCAGTATGTCTAATAGCTTCCCGGTATTCTTCTACAGTTGGTTTCTTCGGCAGAAATATGAACTTATTAAAGCACTTTTCAAGTAATTCGGGGTTAATTTTATCTAAATCGTCAAAACTCTTATTAGTAATAATTGCATCCGGGTACCTTTCTACCTTATTAGATATTTCATTTATTTCAGATCCACTCTGAGAGAAGAATGCTTTCCAGATTAAGTTACGTTTCATATTTTTAGACGATAACCTATTGTATTATCACTAAAGAAAATTACAAGTGTAAAATCAACGATTCCGTTAGAAGTCAAGTAATTTTTGACTTCTTTCATTTCTTTTACTGGTATCTCCGTATTTGACAAACAATCCCAAAAACAATAATCAACAATAGACACGTTATCTGCCAAAAGATGGGGATAGTTAGCATAAACTGAGTTGGTTATAGCTTCTAATGTTGTCATCCATTAACGTAGTTTCTAAACTCAATTAAATTATTTGCAATGATTTTTTCTTGCATTGCATCCGGTATTACATCTAAAAGATCTACAAGCTTGGTAGACTCCTTCTTCCAGTTACCAATAGCATCAGAGTACCTTACTCTTTTAATACCGTGAACAACAGGAGATGATGTATCTAACGTCTCGATCCAGTTATATTCAGGTCCTTGATAGAAACTAAATTCTCTTGGGTGTGCGCAACCTAATAAGTGGTGAGGTTTATCTTTATTAATAATACCGTCATTCATTAATTGATTAAGAGTCATCACTCTACCCATCATATAAGATACCCATTTGTTAGGGTGTGGGAATAGTTTGAGGTAATAAGAATAGTCAAATGAAATAGCTAACTTATCTACACCGATCTCTTGGTCTAAGGCTACATAACACTTAACTAATTCACCATATGTCTTACCCTGTACAACACCCATTATTTTAGAGTTAGTAACAAAGTCCCAATCGTGCCACAAGCATTTCTTAGCAGAATCAATAGTACCTTGACAATCTTCTAATACGTCTGGTACGATAAACTCAGTAGGGTTAAGTCTTTGAATCCAATAAGCATAGCGTTTAGGGTTAAAAGATTCACCTAATTCAAAGATAGAATTATCTAATAAGACATGTCTACCCATTTTAACACTATCTTCAAAGAACTTGTAATATTCTGGGTGCTCTTCGAACAAGTGTACGAGAGCGTAGTCGTAATCGTTGTATGTACGAGAGATCTCGAGCATACTTAAAGGGGATTCGTGAGATATTTTAATCATGTGAATAGGTCGAATAAATCTGTTTGTGCTTGATTGTTTACTTGCGGTAACTGCCAGTTAAGAGCTTCATAAACTGCTTTTACTGGAGGTACTATAATTGTATCGAACATTTCTTCGTAATCAACTTGAAAATCGTTTAATTCTGGTGGAAAACTGACGGGGTAGCAAAGAGTATCAATATTATACTTGTTAGGTGCAATATAAATCTTTTTTACCTTACCACCTGAAGTAATACGTTCGTACTTTGTTTCTAACCCTCTATGCTTTAATAGCATGTTATACCAAATTGCGCCTTTTACGTGATTTGGTGTGCCTTTAGCTATTTTAAAGCCTTCTGAACGAACTTCATGTTTTTCTAAGTCACTTAAACCACCTCTAATAGCTACGTCATCAATAGTTAACGATTTAAAACCGTCATACACATCTCTATAAATAGCATTAGCCTTATTTTGATCTTGTACCAATAAACTGTTTTCAATAACCTTCTTAATTAATTCTTTAGCTTTCTTAGGTGTAGTAGAGCGTGCAATTTCAACACCGACGTACTTAAACTTATTAACGTCTGCGCCTTCATCGTTCAACACATGTATAATGTAACGTTTCTTTTCAAGATAAACACCAACATCACAAATTGATTCACGTTTAAAGAAGTAACGAGGGTCTACAGAATTTAGTTTATCCTTTGCCCATTGTTTAATGTTATTATTAAGATAAACTCCTAATTCATCATCGATGAATTTTAAACCTTCTTTGTTAACCTTATTATCGGTTAATATGTTTAGTTTCATCTGGTCTAACAACGGCTGAATAGTAACGTGAGTACTATCCGTGTCGTTATATATGGTTAACGACTTACCAGTGTAGCCAAACTTTTCTTTAGCATATTGATCAATGATATCACTTGCTTGCTTAACCACCGACTGCCCAGTAAGAGTAATGCTACCAGCGTGATCACTATCACAAATAGGGCTAAACTTATTAGCAAAAACCCCGTAGATAGAATTGAGAAGAATCTTGATGACGTGCTGGATAGTGTCCGCTCGTTCCATATTAAACTTACACGTTTTGTACTCATCTGTATCTGGGGTTAATTTACTTAGTTTCTTTTTAAGCTCAACATACTGATTCTTGTTTGTTACACGTTCACTATAAAGACCGTCAATTAAAGCAGGAACTACACCCTTTTTCTTTTGTGTGTAAAGAACATTAGCTTTAGATAGTGCAAGTTTTTCAACCTGCATAAACTGTATAAACTTTTCGTGTGATATAGGTTGTTCTTTATTGTTACTATAACGAATAATAACTTCCTTATCGTTCTTATTAACTATCTTACCGAACTTCGTCTCGGGGGATATATTCAGGGTAATTATAGTATTAGGGTATAGTGAGTTAGCGTCATAGCTCACAATCGATCTCTGTAGACCTCTCTCGGGTTCTCTTACAAAACCACCCTGGATTTCCTCTCTTAAAGGTCCTTCAACAAACGTAGGTATAATCATACCGTGTTTATACGCTTGTAAGGCAACACAGCCAGTTACAATAGATACTTTACCTAAAGCTGCTTCAAACGATGTCAATCCTTTGTACGCTAACATACGTATAATCTTAAAGAATTGTAGTTTCTTTTCCATGCGTACCAATAGATCAACGTCTTGAATATTATAATCTACAAAGTTATTCCAGTCGTTTTCAGATAGTGAGGCTAAGTTAGTAGCATTAATAGCTAACTTACCTTCACCTAATTCGTGTTGAGCTACAAAGTTTAGTGCATAAGACTCTAATAAACCACGCGCAAAACCTCTATACACTTCAAGATAATCCATTGCTGAAATACCGTGAATGTACCAACGATCTAACTCTTGACCTTTAACAAATATACCTTTACGACACCAAAGACTTTTTACAGGAGATAAACGTTTAGCAGCGTCTTCACCTAAAAGGTTATTGATACGGTTAATCAGATAAGGAAAATCGAAAAAGTCTGTATTCCACCCGGATAGTATATCAGGATAATAACCGTTTTCCCAAAATTCTAAAAACTTTTCTAAAAGATTGTACTCACTTGTACACTCAGTATATGTAACGTTACTACGAGTTGGAGTATAAGGCTTACACCCCCAGGTATAAAATTGTTCAGATAAGTTATCATAAATCGTTAATAGATTGATAGGGTGTTTAGCGTCTTTAGCTTCAGGAAACTCATCTGGAGAGTAAACCTCAATATCAAGAAAACAAACCTTTAAAGGGTTAGCAGAAAACTCAGGCTTTTCATATTCATCCTTAAAATTTTCAATAAGGAATTGCTGTTCTACTTGTATATTGTGATAAAGTCGTTTAATTGCCCCGTCTTGTGCTGCTTTATTACGATCAAAATTACTTTTAAATACTTTTTTCTTTAATTTAGTATTAAAGATAGAAAGAGCGTCTGCACTTTCTGCATTAGTCTCTATATAAAAATAAGGCTGGTAAGGTGTCTTTTTGATTACACGGTTACCGTCTTTATCCCAAGTAAAGAGGTGGCAAGTACTATCCCGTTGACTGTAATATATGTTACGATACACAGGTCATTATTATGTGACCTTTTACAAAAATATCAAGTGAAATATAGTTTGCAATGCTCATCAATATGATCTTCTAACCAATATTTACATGCATTTTTACGTGCTATATCCGATTCAGTTAAATAAGTACGACGGTCGCTTAATGTTTTTTTAATCACGCTTATCATTTCATCAGGAGTATTGAACCGTAAAGGAGCTTCTTTATACGGCTCTAAATTTTGACAAACACATGGTATACCTAACGCACCTGCTTCAATATGTTTAATATTAGCTTTTGCTAAATTAAATTTATTGTTTTGTAGTGGTGCAATTACCATATTAACGTTTAAATTGTTAAAAGCTGTAGGGTAGTCCCAAAGCTTTGTCCAGCCTACATATTCTATATCTCCACTACGCACGTATTCAGCAAGCTCCTGAGGGCAACCGCCCATTAATACCCATTTAAACTGCTTTACAGTTTTTACAATAACATCTAATATATCACCGAAGTCGTCTTTCACTCCAGGAGTACCAGCAATATTAAAATGAGTTGGACTACCCACATAACCGATACGAGGTCGTTTTTTATTGTATTCGTAATTTTCAGAAATCTTATTTTTGTTGTAAAAACGATCCATCCAGAACCTTGGCATATAGTTAGGAAGTGTGATTCCTTTTACGCCGGTTCTTTCTTCGTAGTACTTTGACATGTAATCTGTAGGCGTTGTAATACCATCACAAAGCTTCATAATTTCTATTGCAGTAGCTCCAATGGCAGGATCAACAAATGCTTCACGTGCTTTGTTATAAAGTGGAATATCTTCTGGGAAAATAACATCATCAATTTCGTAATAAATCTTAAAATTGTTGGTTCTATTAGAAATGTCTCTTAAAAGTCTTACAAATTGTAGCTGTGTGGGTGTAACCTGTCTTTGTATTCTTACACAAGATATACCTTGATAAAAGTTCTCCTGTAAGATCATAAAATTATTATTATTAATGATACCCAATTGATTACCATTAATAATAGACTCAGCCCAGTGCATTCTCCAAAACCCGCACCCTTGGTGGTCTGCAGCATAACTTATAGCACGTCTCATACCTTCCGGTACAACTGAAACTGGCGGTGGGGTGGGCTGTGTTAATGGGCTACCCACAACAGGTGCACCAAAAGGCATTTGAGGGGCACCAATAATGCCGTTATTAGGAAATGTCATAAGTTGTTGTTCTTGTTGTTATACCATTCTTCTTTTCAAGATATACTATCTCCCCACCAATACAGTACTTTTTACTTTCTTTACGGTGAGAAATAATATAAATCGACTCATTGTAATTATCTACCCTCTCTTTGAGAATATCAAGTACTAATTCAATGCCTTTTTCATCTAAAGAGGAGTCAAATAACTCATCAAACATACTCAAATTTAACCATACATCTGCTTGCGCTCTACGAATATCCTGAAACGTAAATAACATTGCAAGGTCGATAGCTTTGCGTTCAGCCCCAGAAAAGTTAAAGTAACTACATTGACTACCCCTTTCATTAGTAATAGACTCTTCGAAGAACTCGTTAAATGTAACAATACTGTTACTTTCAAGTCTACGTAAGTATTGCGCTAAACGCATATTTAGTACTTGTAATATCTTCTTAACAATATAAGATTTTACACCTTCTTCGTCTACGATAAATTTAGCGGATTCAACAATATCTATTCTCTCTTGTAATGAGCTGATTTGCTTCTTGATATCGTTCTGCCTTGTCACAATAGTATCTATAGTATCTTGAAAATTATTAGAGTCTTTATTAAGTTGATCGATATCTACAACTAACGAAGCTTGCCATTCATTAAGCTGCTTTACTCTGTTGTTAATATTCTCTACTTCTTTTTTACGAATATTAAAATCGTTTATCTTCTTTTGTATTGTAACAATAGCTTTTTCAACCTTATTTAATTGATCTTGGGAATCCACTAAGAGCGGTTTTTGTGTACTAATAACTTCTGTATATTTCTGTATTTCTAACTGGCACTCGGCTTTATCTTTCTCATATTGTACATTTACTGCTTCTGCCAAGTCTTTACCGCAATGTGGACATTTGCTATCTACTTTTTTAAGTTTTTTAATGCGATCATTATTGAGCTTAATATGTGTTTCTGCTTCTGTAATAATCTTATTAATAGAAGCAATTTTACGGTCACATACCCCTTCAGCTGTTTTTAAAGTAGATAATTTATCTTGTATTTGTTTTTCTGCTGCTATATCAACAGATTCTAAACTATTAAGCTTTTCATCTATACTCGCTAATTCCTTAGCGTTATTAGACTGACGTGTTAATAGTACTTCAAGTCTTTTCTTTTTAGTGTCTTCGTAATTTTCTTTTTGTTTAACCGCATCGGCTAAAGACCTGTTCGTCTCTTCTATCTTTGTACTTTCAATATCGAGCAGACGTTTTGCTTCATTATAATCAAAACGTGCAAAGCTTAACATATTACTAAATACTTCAAGACCAAGAATACCCTCGATAAACTTACGTTTTTCTATCTTTTTCTGCGCCATAAATGGCACCGTGGTGTTAATTGACATAACAACACTATTTTGAAATATTTCAGAAGATGTTTTAATGGTATCAACTATTAGCTCTGTAGTTTGTGGTACACCAGATCTGGTAACATCTTCACCATTAACGAAGAAAAAGCACTTAGTAGGATTAAGAGTTCTTAATATCCGGCATTCATTATTTTTACCGTCTTGCTGGTATGTAAGCTCGAGCTCGACTTCACACAACTGATCAGGTGCTTGATCGTTTACTATGTTTTCTTTTTTAAGATCGCGTATAGTGCTACCATACAAAGCAAAATGCACTGCGTCAGCAATAGTGGACTTTCCAACGCCATTCGCTCTATCAGCTTTATCATAGTTTTTACCTGTAATGATATTTAGTCCAGGCTTAAAATCTACAACTACCGGTCTTTTACCTACAGACAGGAAATTAGTAATTTTTAAATGTTTGAAATAAACATAGCGCATTACTTAATAGTATATTATAAAACTATTTTTTTTCTACTGTAAACTCAATTAACATTAGCAAACTTAGAGCCTATGGGTTTAATTGTAGCTTTTTCACTACCAACTAAATCGGTAGGATTAAACTGTATGAATAATTGCTCATATAACTCCTTATCAAAACTATACCTGTTACCAGCTCCGCAGGCTTCTCTATAAAGCTTTAAACCATACTTGTGTGCAAGACTGGTCATTATTGCTTGTTCGGTTCTATGTTCAATAAATTCAGGCGTTTCTTCAGCAAGAACACTCTTATCAAACGTTGTAGCTAATGGGTTAACGCAATATGTTAACCACTCCATTAAAAACTGTGTAGCCTTCCATTTACCTTTTTGAAATAACATAAACCGTGCTACACCAGCTTGTACGTTGTAATATTTAGGGTCATTTTGACCCATTATTATATAGCAATCTTTTTTGCACCAGTAAGAGTGTGTTTGTCCGTTAGCAGCAAATAACATTACACCACCATCTTTATCACATTGATTAAACAATACATTTAAATCACTAATAGGGTAACAATCAGCATCTGTAAACAACACTATATCTCCGTCTTGTAGGTTCTGTAAAGCATGATATATTATAAACGGTTTCCAACAGTACCATCCAAATCCTCTTTTGTGCGGGTGTTCCCAGAGCCATTTATTTTGTTCAAAAAATGGTTGTTTCATTAACCACACATCATCGTACACCTTAACTTCATCAGCACCATATTTTATACCATCTTGAACTATTATACGGGTAGTATCATCATAGATACTACCACTAAAAGTAATGTATACTTTTTTCATTATGTTTTTGTCCAAGGCCACGTACTAACATATTTTAATAAATCTTCTTTTTTAGAGTTTAATATTTTATCAAATTCTTTTCTGTTGTTATTATAAAACGGGTTAGCTTCACTACTATCCTGAGTTCTTGCATGATCAATGTGATACAGTGGCCCATTTACTCTCGCAATACGATAACCGAGAATTTCAAAACGCTTTAAACGCTCCCAGTCTTCACATCCCCAAGATACGCAATTTTCATTTTCCATACCCCCCTCTATAAAAGCTTTTTTATACCAAAATACCGCACCACCAAAAGAATTTTTACCAAAATTTTGATATATATCTGGATTTAAATTAACAGGGTCTAAATTTGTAATTTCATTTAAAATATCACGTTTAATGTTAACAAAGTACCCGCTATATGGGTAAACACAATCTAAATTATTACTTTTTAGTAGGTTATAAGCTTTAACTATTTGTTTTACAGGAAATATCACATCACAATCATAGTTAGCGATAAAATCAGTAGTAGCCTGTTTAGCCATATTATTGAGGTAACGAGTGCGATGAAAAATACCATCATTTTGCTCGTAAATATGCGTTATATCATACTTGTTTTTAAATAAAGACTTAGGCCCGTTCTCGTATACAATAATATTTGTATCAAAATTATGCAGTAAATACTCAATAATATAGTTAAGATTAAACGCCCTGTCTTCACTATCAATTCTAACAGGTACTGTAAATGTTAAGTTTTTTAAATCAATTTTCATTGGTATTCTTTTCTATCATCTAATTCTGGTTTGTTCTTTTCAGTCCACATCATACACATAATATTCCATACAGCAGCTGCAGCATGGTCTTCATCATCTTCACCTTGCCAGTATTTAATCAAGTGGCGTTGTGCACTATCATAATATACTGAAGAGTTCATGCCCTTTTTCCAGTTGTTGAACCCATACTTTTGACCGCCAGATACGAAATGACTTGCTACCCTCATAAGTTCTTCATGAGGTACTAAACTTATTCTCGGCTTACCAACATCTGTATCTCTTTGTGCGCCTGTATCAAATTGTCTTTTCATTTTGTAGTATATTATTATATATCCAGTCTTCTGATAAGATGTAGTTTTGAGCTAATTTAAAGTTTTCTTCAATAACTGCTTTCTTACTATCATAAAACTCTACTGTACAATTTTTAAGTTTTTCTTTTAAATCGTACAAGTCATTAAAGATAATAAAGCCGTCAGTATTAAAGAACTTATCAATAGAAGGACATCCCCAGTATATAGGAATTGTACCAGACATCAAGGTATCAATAAGTTTTTCTGTAAAATAAAAATCTCTCTTACAATTTTCAATTGCAAAATGATAACGGTAATCTGCTAAACCCTCTATTTTATGCATTGAGTGTTTCTTAAATTGAGTATAAGAATGCCCGTAAGCATCTATCTTATTACCAGAAGCTTGTATTATTTGATGTCTTAGTTGATGACCTGGTAGTTGATTCTTATTAGAAGCTATAATAGAGAACATTTTGCTCTTTTCGTAGATTTTTCTTTCAGGTACTTCTAACCAACACCCTCCAACCGGATACCATTTAGCATTAGGTAATGTTAAAAGCTCTTTATCATGTGTCCAAATTTCTTTATACTTCAAACTATTATTTTTAACGTGTATGTACGGGCCTGAATTAATTTCGTATGGTTCCAATATCCAGGCAATATTACCGTCATTTAAATGACAGTCCGTACATACTACGTCAGCACCTATAGGTGCAGGTCCGCGATTCCATATAATATGTTCAGAAAAACTAACCGGTGGTGTGGGATTGTTGCTGAATGCACAATGCCCGAAATTACTATCTTTTAAATAAAGTTCTTTTTTCATATAATTTTCCANCCTTCTACCTGCAAATCTGTACTATCTGGTGGTCCTTTAGGTCCGAACCATAATTTNGGCATTACAACAGCTTTGTTTTTATTAGTATTTAACCATGCTGCCCACCATGAAAAAGTAGANTTAGTAATAATATTGTGATCACAATACATCATACCTATAAAATCATCAATTTCGTTTCTGCCTTGCATAAAAACAACTCTCTTACCAGTANTATTGAATAGCTGCTTATTTTGCTTACACCAGTTAATATCATCAGAAAAAACCACNTATGTGTTAATATTTTCATGATCTTCTATTACTTTTTGTGCACTACTCCAGTATTCAGCCGGCTGCTGCGGATGTATATCGGTATAGTTTAAATAATCTCCTCTACGTACATGAATTGAACACGTAGTACCTAATTTTGCTTCATCAAGTACAGATTTTACATTATTAATAAAATTATCTTTAAATTCAAATGTCTCTCTTATTGTGTCTTCATAGTTTTGAAAATACTTAGGGCTTTGAAAGTAACCGCTAAGATATACAAATTGTTTATCAGTAAAATTTACTGGGGTATACTTAAAGGACGGCTCGCTATATGTTATACCAGTACCAGGCGCTAATTGCGGCAATTTCTTTTTAAAGTAAATATTGTTCTTCCATTCAGGAAAAGCATATTTCATATTATTGTTTAGTGCTATACCTATAGTACTGGCAACTAAAAATAATTGATTACCAAATCTACCACTGTTGCCATTAGGTGCTAATGCTAAATGGGTTACTTGCATTTGTATATTTCTTTTAAACGTTGTAACACAATTTTTATATCAGTATCTGGGTTTTCTACAGCTGAAACACCATGTATTTTTCTATAATGTTCTGCACCTTTGTGCATATTTTCTGTCCATTTCTCGGTATGAGTAATAGAGCTATTTTGTATAGAGCCGGGTATTTCTTTAAGCATTTCATCACTACCTTCTACATCAGGAAACCACCAAAAAGCAGGTAAATAATTTTTAGCAATAGCTCTTTGACATAACTCTACATGCTCCCATGCATTTTTGAANAAAGTGTCATGGTAACCAACGTCTTTCATAAATGCTTTATTAAAATATGAAAACGCACCAACNCAATGTAAATTAAGTGCTAATTTAATACCGTCTGGATACTCTACAACGTATCTGGGATTCGGNTTCTTATAATCCGGTGTTCTATTAGCTGGGCCATGATAACCGAAATTTAAATGCTTTACACCGGTAGTCTTAGCAACATCAATATATTTTTGCCATACGTCTGGTGTTTGAACTATAATATCATTTTCAATAAGAAATATATGATCACAATCTCTATTTACTAATACCTGCATAGCTCTATTTTTAGCCTTACCGACAGACTGATAAGGGGGTCTATTGTTCATTATTTCAATTCCTTCAGGTAATTCCCCGTCTGGTATCTTAACACCATCGTTAATTAAAATAATATCAGTCAATGGACCTTTATTTGCGAGTACACTTGCAACACACTGTTTAGTGTATTCCAGTCTATCGCACGCTATTACTGCTACTCCTATTTTCATGTTATTGTTAGTGCTCTATGGTATAAATCAGTTACGTAACTCTTTACCTTATCTTTATGATTAACATCTAATAAATCAATAAATTCCGATATAGAGTTTTCAACACTTATACTAAAATCCTTAGTATTAGCTTCTTCTACATTAAGTTTAGATAGTTCTGAATAATCATACTCTAAAGTAAGTTCAACAGGTTTAATTGAAGCAATCTTTCTGACAATGTTATCTACTACTTCAGGTGTAAGTTGTTTATCTATATAAAACTTTACTATATTGTTACGTATAAATCCTTTTAGTGATTCAGCTGTGTATACACCATTAGCTATTTCAGAATATTTAATCTTGTTATAACGAGGTGATACATTGTTAACAATAAACTCATAACTTAAGTCTTTTAAGTCTAAAATATACAAACCTTTGGTAGTACCATAATCACCCCAATCCTGCTGATAAGGACAACCCACATAAAGAATCGTACCATCCTTGTATTTGCGTTCCTCTCTATGATGGAAATGCCCTGTAATAGTTAAAGGAGCTCTATCTGTTAAATCTGAAGCTTTAAGCCCATTAGTACATACTTTATAAGAGTTCATCTTGAAACTATTAACCTCAAAATGACCTATAATTAAATCGCACTTAGGTACTTCATTAATATCCTGACCCCATGGACAAAAAGCTATTTTCTTTCCTTGGAGTGTTTCGATCGCAAGCTTATCAACAACAGTAATATTACTCCAACCGCGAAGTATGGATACGGAATTAACGGTAGAATTGTCACGGTAATAAGCATCGTGGTTGCCCACAGTAACAATGTTGTTAAAATCACGCAATATATCAAAAATGTCAGTAGCCACATGAAGAGTGTTAACAGCAATGTCATTACGATCATGAAATATATCTCCTGGTATTATTATATCTTTTATGCCCTGTTGTTTGAATTGTTCCGACGCCCACCTTGCATGCTCTAAAGCAATCTTGTGCCACGTTTCACTATTACGGTGCACACCATAATGAGGGTCTGAAAAAATACCTACTCTTGGACTATTAATCTGCATGTTTGTTGTTAGGGTTAACAGGATCATCAACACCTACTTGAGGTCCAATAATGCTGTATACTTCTTCTTGATATGCTGCTAATGTATCTCTCATACGTTTTTCTTTTTTTATACGGCTACGCCAACAGTTGAAAGAAATTGAGTTAAAATACGAAAATGGATTACTACCCTTGTCAAAGTTGTATTTTTTATCTTTCAATGCATTAAACATGTTTATTAATGAATCACCGATAGCATCCTCTTTAAATGTATAATTAATGAAATTCGAGGCATGTGCGAGGCCATAAGCAATGTTTTTAATCATCATTGCTAAGTCATCAGTAATAATGTCTGTTTCATAGTATTTGCGTAACTCAGCTGTAAATTCAGCTGGGCTCACATAATATACTTTTTTAGCTTTAGCTGACTCACTTAAAGGTTTTTTAACCTTAGGTGGGCTTTCAGCTTTCGGTAATTGTTTTTTCGGTAATTTTGATTTGTTCAAGGGCATAAAATTCTTTTCGTTTTTCGTAATGTTTACCACCATAGATAAGCTCATCCACAACGTCAATGATAGTAAGAATATCTTTATTTTCATGAACGCGTAGACCACGACCAATAGACTGTAAAGTTTTGATCTTTGACTTACCGCCTGCAGCAAACACTATATAATGTATGTTTTTTATAGAAATTCCAGTAGAAAAAATCTTACTTATAGCAACACATACAACATTGTTATGTTGTTCCATTAGTTCTTGTACTTTTTTACGGTCTTCAACTTCAACACTGCCTTGTATAAAGTATACTTGTTTACCGGCTAAGGTAGATAGAGTATTATATAAGTTTTCACCGTGTGCTATGTGATCCACAAGTATAAGGCTGTTATTATTTAGTTTACTAATAATACTCTTAATAACCTCATTACGAAATTTATTTGTATGTATAAAGTCTAACTCTACCAAATAGCGCTGAGATGCAGATACTGCGGTATAATCAGGCTTCATTGCATATTCTATATGTAGTGATAGAGCTTGAGCATTAGCAATATATTCCCCACCAGCTGCTTCTCTTAACTCGGTAGTAGTCTTTTTAAATATTACAGGCCCGATAAAATTATTAATATTCCATTTATCGATGTCGTTCTCTGGTAATGTACCGGTAAAACCAATACGCCTTAAAGTAGGTATTTTATCTATAAGTTTACATACTTTGTTACCTCTACGCAATTTATGACATTCATCTACAACTAACAAACCAACTTTGTTAAACCAAGTTATATCTGAAGATTTACTTTGTAATATACCCATATTAGCTATAATAACCCGGGCATTAGGATCTAACTCAGTATCGCCTGTCCATTTACTCACTATTTCCATAGGAAAATTATATGAAGTAAAGTCTTTATATGTTTGAGCTACTAAGCCTAAGTCTGGCACCACAATCAATACTTTTTCAGTAAGTTTGATACTGTGCAGCGCTGCATAAACTAAATTAGCTATAATTAATGTCTTTCCACCACCTGTGGCTAACTCTACAACTCCATGACCCTTTTCTAAAGCCTTATTAACAGCAGCTTCTTGGTAATCTCTAAGCTTAAATTCACTCTCTAATATTTTATGCGATCCAGGTACAAGAATATGTGTTTGTTGTAATACATCTTTATACTCTTGATTAGCTTTTATTTCAAAAGGTATAGTTTGAGAGTTAAGATAATCTATAATCTCTGGAACCAAACCTATACCACAATAACCAGCATTAGTTATAGCATAGGTACGCTGAGGTAAAAATCTCTGATAACGATTAAAACGAGCGCCCGGATTTTTTACACTAAAACGTTCTTTAATATTGTTAAGGTATTCCGAAACAATCTTTACTTCTTTACGCTTAGGGTCGTATTGAAATTCTACTACCATTAGGTTGTTTCAAGCTTTTGTAGATCAATTACGTTCTTACAATCGTATGTTAACGAGCTGGTTAGCTTTTCTACTTTTTCAAGGTATTCAATAATACCTTCTAATTTTTCAATATACTCGGTTAACTGTACTATATTTGGGTTATTTTGAGAAAGTTGTTCTAAGGCAGTTTTACTCATTGAAACAGGACTCGCATTTGCGGTGTTCTTAATAAGTTCTTTTTTCTTTGCTTGGAACTTACGTAGTTGTGCTTTGTGTTGCATCATTCGAGCTACCCATTTATGTTTAATAGTAGGTACAAGCATTGCTTTATCCTTAAGGGATAGTTCATCTACCTGTATATCCTGAACGATTTCAGTTTGGTAATTATTAAATAGTGTATCTAAATCAGGTAAGTCCATAATAAACAACATAAGTATATTATAATTCTTAATATAATCAACCGTGAAAAAATTTAATAAAAAGATACAAGAAATTTTAGAAGATATGGGAGCAGCTGCTGGTGCAGGTGTTACTACCGGTACAGCTTTCGGTTCCGGGCAAGCTCATCCAGCAAATACCGGTCAGTCGGGTGATTTTTATGCCCCCGGAGATGCACGTAATATTTGGGGTAATCAAGCACCTAAAAAGAGAAAATCTAAATTTAAAGCCCCTAAAAACAATCCAGGCTTTAAATCCAAGTTTAAGGTCATCCGTAGAACTCCGCCAGGTTTGTAATAAGTCAACTTAAATGGACTTAGGGCATTGGACTACTAATGAGAGTTTTGATAGCAATAATCTACCTTACGGTTTTATATACCGCATTACTAACACCGTTAACGGTCGGGTATATTTTGGAAAAAAACAAATTAAAAGCGTCAAAAAACTCAAACCTCTCAAAGGAAGAAAAAACAAAAGACACTTTGATATAGAGACCGACTGGAAAACCTACACATCATCGTCAAATGATGTTAATAAAGATATTGAAACACTCGGTAAAGACAAATTTAAATTTGAAATACTACGCTTTTGTGATAGTAAGTTTGAGTTAGCATACTATGAAGCTAAAATACAGTTCGATAATAATGTATTATTAAAAGAAGGGTTTTACAACGGTATTATTAACTGTCGTATAGGTAGAGCACCGGATGCACTATTAAAAAAGCTTGCACAACAAGAAATTGGCACTACTATAAACAGTAATGCGTTATTACCAGACAGATCTTCACTTGATAGTAGTAGACTTTGAAAGTGTAGCTGAAGATATACAAAACAGCTATCTAACAAAGTTGAGAAGTGAGTTTCGGGTGTTTGCTGACGATTTACCTAAAAAAGATGCAAGCAGACTGTTAGTTTATTATATATTACAACATGTACTTGAGATACAGGTAAAATTTAAAGAGCATAAAAAAAATATTATATTTTATATTAACGAAAAGTTAGATACATACAAAGACATTAAATCTAACTTTAAAAGCGTAGCGAATGCATTAAATCTAATAGTACATACCAATGCAATAGACTATGATTGTATATACAGCAAATCCGGGGAATCTACTGAAGTAATTAACAGTATNACTAATTACCGCTTTAATTTCNATCATAACAAATACTCCCACCGGAAATTAGTAACATACCTTAAAAAACGCAAAATAAACCCGGATTTTCTAAACCAATACAAGTAGCAAGTTTCCGGGAGATATATAATTATATATGATATATCAGGCGAGCGCAGCGAGCCTATTAAAAAATAAACAAGAAAAAACCTTATATCAAACATAACGTATAGATTACTATCTATACATGCCCTGTCTTTTCTCTCCTCGGTATTATATTAAATGAATCCACGAAAAATCAACTATAGTTCTTTATTTTTGTTGTAAGTCAGTAAGTAATAATAATGGAAACGTTATACGAGAAGTTTAAAACTAAAAGTAAATTTTTAGCTGTTGTAGCAAAATTTAATAAAAGCGGTCTTGCAACTGAAGATGGAGCAAATCCTGGAGCATTAGCTGGTACCGCGCCGGTTGCACCAACTTCTGCTCCAAACCCAGCTTTAGCACAAGCACAAGACAAGGTTAACAAAGATACGGCTGATTTAAAGAAAAAACAAAAAGTACAAGCTCAACAAGATATTAATTCAATTAACAGTCAAATGGGCCAACTTAAGAGTCAAGCTAATACACAAGACCCAGCACAAAAAGCTGCTGCTACGGCTGCACTTGCTGCAGCTAATGCAAAGTTACAACAAGCTCAAGCAATAATGAAACAACCATGAGCAAATTTAATCAAAAATTAAACGAATTTTATTTTAATCTTTTAGAAGCCGATCAGCAACCTGGCTTAGATCAAACAGGTGGTCAGCAGGGAGATCAAAACGTGGCAGCTGCTCCTGCTCCTGCTCAAGCACAGGCCCCTGCTACTCCGGAGCAGCAAGAAGCCCAACCAATGACACCAGAGGGTAAAGTGTTTTTAGTAGAGCTTGCTCTTAAGGCATTAGCGGTAGATTCTTCAACAATCAGTGAACAAGATAAGTCTATATTTGAGACACACGTTACTAAGGATAACGCTGATCAAGTAGCGGACCGTATTAAGCAGATCGTAGAAGGACTTTAATTAAAGTACCGGTTAGCGAAAGCATGATTGCGGCCGGTTAATTCCTTACCGTTAGAGTGGCGCTTGTATTGTGCCATCATTGTTTCGGTGTCATTATTAATTACCCCGTCTATAAACTGCGGAAACTTATTGATAACTCCGTTAAACGCAAAATCTATTAACATCTCTTTGCTCTTATTAGGTAAATTTTCAAAGACACCAGCACCATAAGTTTTGTTAACAATATGTTTAGCTGTTTCTGAAGCTTTCATTATATCTTTAATTAAAAGCTTAGTTGCTTCTTCGTCTGCAAGCCCTTTACTGAAATTATCACCAGCATGTAATTTGTGACCATATGCAATAGTATCCGTCCCACCCTCTACACTTTTATGCGGATGCCATAAACCGTGCTTAAACCCGGTATGTGTACTGTTTTCAACACTTTTAATATAATTAATAAAATCAGGTGTTGGCATAAAGCTTGCCTGATAAAAAGACTTAAAGTCAGCAGCCGGTTTGTTTACTTTGTGTACAATTGCGGTGGGTTCATTAAAATGGATGGTAGGTGGGGGTGGAGGTACATCCATGGCTTCTTTTATATTTATTTGGTTATTATGCTTTACCGATTGCATTAGTTATATTTATAATAAATATGCCATAATAAAGTGTATATAAAGTATCGCGATAAAACATACAGTAGTACTGACTTACCAATTTTTATCTATTTTAAAACAGATAAAAACCGTAATGATTTCATAAACTTATTGCAATATTACGAACTTGGTACATGGTGTAAGGTAAATTGTATGTATTTTGTGTTAGCGGGCAAGTCTGTTATTAAAGATAAAAGAGCTTTTATTTATTTTAGAATTGATGAAAAAGAAGAAAAACGCACATTACAAAGAAGTCTGTTTGATACTAACGATGCAGATAATAATGCAATGATGTGTGCTCCTGATGATATAAGCGAAGAGATTCTTTTAAAATGGGTACAAAATCATTTAGAAAAGCTTGATTAATAGTTTTTTTATTATAATATGAAGTTATGTCAAAATACACTTCTACTAAAGTTATACCATTAGGTTCGTGTGCATTCCGTCAACCTTTTGCAAATAGTCACTGTCATTTTATTCATGGTTACAGGTTACAAGCCAAGTTCTGGTTTGAGTGTAATAAATTAGATGATAATAATTGGGTAGTGGATTTTGGCGCTCTCAAACAATTAAAAACAGCATTAGAGGAACAGTTTGATCATACCACTGTTGTGTGGGAAAAAGACCCTGAATTGCAGACATTCCAATTACTCAATAAGAAAGAAATTATAGATTTACGTATAATGCCAGATGGTGTTGGTATTGAGAAGTTTGCTGAATATTGTCATAAAGCAGCAAATGAATTTGTAGACGACCTAACTTTAGGTCGTTGTTGGTGCTCTAAAGTAGAAGTATGGGAGCATGAAGGCAATAGTGCTATATTTGAAACTATTCATGACGGTGAGTGGAAAAGCTAATCTTATATAATATAATAACGTATGTCAATCGATCCTAATAAAACTTTATTTCTATCAGACGACTTTGTATTCTATACATTAGAAGGTGAAGGCCGTTATATTGGTTATCCTTCAGTGTTTATGAGATTGTCTATGTGTAATCTCACTTGTATAGGTTTTAAGAGTGAAGATGCACCGTTCGGATGTGATTCATATGTGAGCTGGTCTAAAAAGAACAAAATGTCTTTTGAGGAAATAGCTCAATTCTATGAAAAGAACGGCTATGATGAAAATTTAAGACAGGGTGCTTTACTTAAGATTACCGGTGGTGAGCCTTTCATTCAGCAAAAGAACTTAATTGAATTTGTTAAGTTTATTAGAGACCGTTGGGGGTTTGCTAATTACAGTAGAACTCTTACTAAAGAAGATATCGGTAAGCCTTTATTACATATTGATTTTGAAACTAACGGAACACTAATGCCTGATCCAGAGTGGTTCTTATTAGGGGTTACTATAACGTTTACTACATCTCCTAAGTTATCAAGTAACGGGGATCCGGCGGATAAGCGGTTTAAACCGGAAGTACTGCGTTTCTTAGTTGAAAACGACGCCTGCTTTAAGTTTGTAGCTCGTCAAGAGTCAGATTTAAATGAAGTGTTAGAAAATTATCTCAACAACCCAGACATTGGTTTGCGTTCAGAGCAGGTTTGGATTATGCCTTGCTGTGGTAGTCGTAAAGAATTATTAGAAGTAGGGCCTGTAGTAGCTGAACTGTGCAAGAAGTATAATTTTAAATTTTCTAATAGATTACACTTGCAGGTCTGGGATCGTGCACTCAAGGTATAATATTATGAGCTACAATCCAGACCCTAAAACTCATTTTTATATTAGCTTAATTAAAAGCATCTTTCGTATTGCTGCTGGTGGTGCTCTTTTTATAGGCTATATGGCTTCAGCAGGTGCTTTATTAATATTTGCTGAACTACTCGGTATTGCAGAGGAGGTAGTATGAAGCAAGAAGTAAAATTCACATATACGTTAGAGCATACTAATGACGATATTAATGTCAGTGTGCCTCGTAAAATTGAAATTATATTTGACGGTCAAGCCGACTTACAGGAATTAACAGAGCAGTTTAACGCTTTTGTTAAAGCTATAGGTTACAACCCACCTGACAATTGCGTTCTTGATTGGGTAGATGTTGAAACCGGTCAACCACCTGAAGATGATGAATGAGGTTGCTAATATCACTAAAAAGCGTAAATTCTAATAAATGAGCACCTCAAAACTTAAAAAAGTTGGCATTATCGGTACACAATGTGTAGGCAAATCTACACTTATTGCAGATTTTAAAGAAAAATGGCCAATGTTTCAGTCTCCAAGCAAGACTTATAGAGACTTAGTAAAAGAAAAGAATCTTCCTTTGAATAAGGATGCTACAAAGGAATCTCAAGAAACAATACTTAATTTTCTTATTGATGAAGCAATGGAAAACTATGGTAAGAAAAAAATGGTATTTGACCGTACACCATTAGATAATTTAGTGTATTCACTTTGGCTGTTTGATAAGGGTTTAGGTGGTATCGATGAAGCGTTTATTAACAAGTGTGTAACTCTTGTTCGTAACGCTATGAGTTCATATTCAGTTATATTCTATCTACCTTTCTGTAAAGAAAACGACGTGTTGTTAACCGCTGCACCCAACAGAGACATTGACCCTGTTTATCGTTCTGAAATAGGCCATATATTTGAAGGTATTTATAAAGCGTGGGAAAAAGGTACAGGAACACGTTTCTTTAATCATGATGATTGCCCACCTATTATCCCTATTTTTGGTAGTAGACAAGAGCGTATTGCAATGATAAACCTTTATATTAACGATAAAGGTGATATGTTTGGTGAAAATGAGTCTATTGTTTCGGATTTCTTACAAAAAGAATTACTGGAAAAGAACTTAATTGAGCCAATGAAAAAAATGAAATAAAAACTTGCCTTAATTTGTGTAAGTAATCATATTAATCGTATGAATTTCAACAAGCTTGCAAACGTAATTAACGAATCTATTACCTCTGAAGAAACAGAAGGTCGTAACCCTAATGCTTCTTTTGCTGATTGGAAAGCAGCTAATCCTGAATTAGCTAAAGGTCCAAGTGCATATTATCACTTTAAGAAATCCACAAGAGGTGGCACTACACCAGCAGCTGCACCTGTTGTACAACATACACCTACAGAGATTGATCCACGTAAACAAGAAGTTGTTGATCAATTAGTATCTCAAGGCCTATCTCCAGAAGAAATATATAAACATCTCAAAAACACATTACCAGGCGAAACACCATTTGAAGGTAGTCTTAAGGATGTAGTGGGCATGGTAGCTTTAGCAAAAGGTGAAGAACCAAGTGAAGTTGAACCCGAATTTGATCCTGAAGCTGAAAAAGCTGCTAAGATGGCTCGTTTGCGTAAGTTTTTCATGAAGCCAAAAGCTGAACGCGATCGTATTTTAGCTGCAAAACGTAAAGCAGCTGAAGTTGCCCCTAAAGTAGATAAAGACGAAGATGAAGACGAAGTAGAAGCTGATCCTTATGTTTCACATTATGTAAAGGCAATGAAAAAGAGCCCTTACGATGCTGATGAAACAGATGCAGTAGAATCTGATTAATTACCTAAAAACTTTTCGGTCAGTACAACAAACTTCATATCTTTCTTAGCCGCGTAATCACTCGCGGCTTTCCATTTGCACTGATTTTGATGGTACATTAAATTCTCGTATAACACTGTACTCGATTTTTTCCTATCAGAAGGTACTGGGGGTTGTGTTTGAGTGTGTGGTTTAACCTCTATCAAGTACTTTTGTACATTACCATTATCATCTTTAATAGCTGCAACTAAATCTACATAATACTTGTGTACTTTTTTATCAACGTCGTTATAATAAGGAACTACAATTGACTCACTTGCCCACGCGGTAACGTTCGGGTTAGTATCAAAGTAGTAGAAAAACTTCCGCTCAAGTAGAGATCTATATGAAGGATTTGTGTTACCTATATACTTTTCTTTGTTTATAGGGTTATAAATTCCTTGAATATATTTGCTATTTTTAGCGGTGCCCATAACATATAATTACTCTACCGTGCAAATTTCTCAAAATTTAGTTATTCGTACATTCTTTCAATACTGTAAAAGACCAGTATTTAAGAAAAGTACCGGTACGTATGCAGGAGAGTGCCCATACTGCCATGAAGGCAAGAGTGCAGGTAGAAAGCGTAGATTCTTTTATATTCCAGAAGAAGATCATCTATACTGTCATAACTGTAATGAAAGTAAAAGCGGCATAGACTTTGTTAAAGACAGAACAGGTATGTCTTTAACTGAGATATTATCCGAATCTGAAACACATGCTGAAACTGTAGAAGATATTATTAAAAAATCAGCAACATATAAAAAATATAACCCCAAGAGTTTACCGGACGATAGTATTAATTTGTACGACACCAATCAAGTATCGTTTTATAAAGAAAACCAAGTAATACAGGATGCTTTAGCGTTTATAACTAATAGACGACTTGACACCGCTATTAATAAACCGAGAGCGCTTTGGTTAAGTCTAACAGATTATACGCACAAAAATAGAGTTATATTTCCTTTTTATTCAGCAGATAGTAATGCTAAGGTAGAGCACTATCAATCCAGAGCATTATATAAGGTAGATGAAGACAGAGCAAAGTATCTATCTAAAGCTAATAGTGAAAAAGGAATATTTAACTTAGATAAAGTTACTTCTGATATTGATTACATTTATCTACAAGAGGGACCTATTGATGCTATGTTCTTACGTAATAGTGTAGCTTTAGCAGGTATACATCCCACTGAAGAGCAGTTAAATACTATAACCACTAAGTTTCCGTTTCATAAGATAGTATATGTTTTAGATAATCAATGGAGAGATAAGACATCACACAAGATAACTAAAGAATTACTTGAAGCAGATCAATGTGTGTTTATTTGGCCTAAGGAACTTAACAAATTTAAAGATTTAAATGAGTTGTGTGTGCACACTAAGAAAGATGAAATAAACCCGGAATTTATAAACAAACATACCTATTGCGGTATGAAAGGTCTATTGTACTACTCTCAGGTTAAATGTAATTAACGAGGTGAGTTAACGTCTTTAATCTTCTTTTCAGAAGTAATAACTACTGACTTAAACACTTCTGCTAAACCGCGTAAGTTTTCAGCCAACTTAGTAATACGTTTTTCTTCACGACGAACAATACCACGGAAAGGAACTGAATTCTTAATTTCTAATTGATTGATTTGTGAGTTTAAGCTTTCTGGNCCTGTACCGTTAACAAAGTGTGCCATTTCTTCAAGCTTTTGTATCCACTCATGAGCTGCTTGAATACCAGTTGTATCAACAGTGTGTTGAGGGTTATCTGGGGTGTCGAAAGCTTTTGGATCAGTACCTTTATCTAATGATTTTTGCCAAGCTGCTGAGTCATCATCTTGAGTAGGTGCATCAGCTGCAGGGGCTTCCGGTTGAGCTTTTGGGGCTTCCATTACGTTTTCTTTTAGACCTTTAACGTTCTTTGCAAACTGAGCCATGTGGCGTAAGTGAGCATTTTTGCTATGTAAAGCTTTATCTAATTTAGCAGCTGGAATCTTTTCACCCTGTTTAACGTGTAAAGCTTTATGTAAACCGCCCTTTTTAGCATGTGTGTGCTGGATCCACTTTTTATCTTCTGGAATTGTACCAGTAGTGTTGGTGATTTCTTTACCGTCTACTTTAGCTTTTTCACCTTTTTTAGTATTGTGTAAAGCACCAGTAAAAGCATTACCTTCTGTATCCTCGTTAAGAGCTTTCAAAAATTTATTTGCAAACGTAGACATATGTACATATTATTTATCAAATCACATTGAATTTTCTCATTTATAACTTAAAATACACACATGAATAAAGCATTAGTTATATTATCAGGCGGAATGGATAGTACCGTGTTACTACATTATGTAACTAAAACACTTAAATACGATGAGGTATATGCTGTAACGTTTAACTACGGTCAGCGGATTGCTCGAGAAATTGACTGTGCAATATTCCAAGCTAAAGCATGCAATGTTAAAGAGCACAAAGTTATTGATATGGATTTCTTTAGAGACATATCAACTATGTCTGCTTTAACCAATAAAGATCTTAAAATACCTAAAGCTAAAGATGATGTAGGTAACGCTCAACCCTTAAGCTATGTACCTTTTAGAAACTTGTTACTCTTAACAAGCGCGGCAGGTTGGGCTGAATCTATTGGTGCTCAAGACTTGTTTTATGGCGCAGTGGAGACAGATGACTTTAGCGGTTATTGGGACTGTACCTCAATGTTTTTAAATAAAGTTAATGACATTTACGGTCTTAATCGTAAAAATACTATTAAAGTTAATGCGCCGTTTATGCGTTATTCTAAAGAAGAAGTAATTAAGACTGGTATTGACTTACAGGTAGACTTCAGACAGACGCATACTTGTTATGAGGGTACTGATCCTGCTTGCGGTGAATGTGTATCGTGTGCTGCACGTATCAAAGGTTTTATTGATAACAAAGCTATTGACCCTATTAAATATTCACGTAATATACCTTGGGAACAATACGACTGTAAACCTTTAACCTATTTAACATAATATGTGCGGTATAGCTGGCTCAAAATACAAAGACAAAGCTTTTAATTTATATAAAAATAATCTTACAAGGGGTTATTATAGTTCTGGTGCATTAACATTAGACTCTAATGATCAGTACCGTATACATAAAACTGAAGGGGTTTTTAATGAATCTATAGACTGTTTTAACCCACCAGGTATAGACACCTACAGTCGTTATTTTTTGTATCACTCTCGTGGCCCTACAGTAGAAACGAAATCGTTCGAACCAGGCGACAATCACCCATTCACTTATGGTGACTGGATAGTATCTCATAACGGTATTATTAGTAACTTTGAGAGTTTATGTAAAGAGTATTTTCCTGATGAAGATTTTTTCGGTAGAACCGACAGCTGCATTATACCTCGTATGTTAGAGATTAAACCGCAAGTGTCAGAAGCTATGGAATTACTTAAAGGTACGTTTGCTATATGGGCTTTTAACTCTAAACATAAAAAAACATATTTAGCCAGAAGTGCGAGCACATTATTTGCAAATTCGGTTACAGGCTGTTTTTCATCTACAGAATTTGAAGGTAGTGAATCCTTGAAGGAGGGAATTGTTTATGATGTACAGGACTACAACTGTATAGTACCTGCAGGTAGGTTTAAACACAAATCCCCCTACTTTTTTATATAAAATTCAATAAATATTGGATGCCCTCTAAGAAAACGCCATCCGAAAGAAACACCGCCATTGATTACATTAACAGAGATATAGTTAATGTAAAAGAAGATTTACAAGTCCTTAGTAAGATTGTACGAGATGGTAATGGACATCCAAGCTTAATGCAACAGATTGCCACTATACAAACTGAAATAGAACATCTTAAGACAGAATTAGATATTAGACTTGAAGAGCAACGTGATTTCATGACATCTCATTACGAAGAACTTCATGATACACTCAATAAATGTGCAACAAAGCACAGTGAGAGACAAAAATTACACTGGCATATACAAACAGCAATTTGGGTAGCTTTAATAGGTAGTATGACAGATCTATTAATACATTTTTTTGGTAAATAAAATGTAGATTTGTTAAGAAAAGTAGCTATACTCTTCTTAATATGAAGGGTATACAATTAACTTTAGAAGAAAAACAATTACTGGTAGAAGCTTTATTATTTTCAAGCATTACTGATATATGTGCTGAATGGACACCGAAGCAAAATCAGCTCATGGTTGAACTTGCTCAAAAACTTAATAACCCTGATATTAAGCTCAGCAACATTTACCTCTTCGAGGGCGGCCCTTTTGACAACCCAGTTTTAGCAGAAAAAACTAAACAAACATTTTCGAATTTGCCGTGCAGTAGTGTTATCACTGACTAATGAATGTATATCTTAGTTATTGTTCTACAGCTACTTCTTATTCAAATCTCAAAGAAAGAAGTAAGTTCACTATTGTTAATAGTGAAGGCTTAGACGGTGTAGCACTCACAAGCGGTGCTTTTAACAATAAAACCGCTATAGCTAAAGTTTATAACTCATATATTAATACCTATAAAGATGAAGATTGTATTTTAGTTTTAGCTCATGATGATATTCTTATTACAGATAAGAACTGGATAGTTAAATTACATCAAGCGCTTGAAAAATATGATGTTGTAGGGCTTGCGGGTGGTAGTAACCCATCCATTAGACAGCCTTGTTTATGGCATATCATGTGTCCGAGAGAAACCCATAGCGGTACAGTCGGTCACCACGTAGATAATAAAACATTTAAAACACACTTCGGTAAAACCGGTAGAGTATTAATACTTGATGGTTTGTTCTTAGCTTTTAACCCTAAGAAACTATTCAATACAGGTGTTAAATTTGATGAATCATGTCCAGCTGGTTTTCATTTTTATGATATCGATTTTAGTTTGGCATGTAATAAAGCCAAATTAAAGTTAGGCACTATCAATATTAATGTGACTCATGCATCTCCAGGGCTCAAATCGTTTACTAAAGAATGGCTTGAAGGTCAAGACTGGTTTTTAAATAAATTTAATCGTGGAGAATATTAAAATTTATATTAACATACAATTATGATTATAACAGACCAAAAAATATATAACGGCGATTTTATTCACAAGCGTTTTGCTTATAAATATTTTAGAGATCGCACATTACCGATCGGTAATATTGTTAGCTTTGTTGCACCGGTTGAAGTTACTATTAACCTTATCGACCTCGAAGATTCTCTTGAAAACGACTACATTTATAGTGATTCAATGGTTAATTTCTGTTGGGAAATACCTAACTTGGATCCAATGGGTGCTGTATGTTTTCAACGTTTATTCAATACATCAATAGCTAATATTCTTTATAAAATTATTAATAAGCCTATTGAAATGAAGGGTGACGATATTATGGTACATGCTGAATTTACCCAAGGTGGCATTGTACAACAAAAAGGTAAAGCTTCTGTTAGTATTACCTACTCTAAAGACGGTATTGCTATCGGTCATACCGGTGTCAATGTAACAGCCGGTAAAAAGGCTCCTGCTTTTGCGTATAGTACTAACTTAACACCGGAACAAACACAGCAATTTCAAAAAGCTGTTATTGATCAGTTCTACAGTATGGTAGATAATATTTTTATTGCTACCACTAAAATTACAGTTTAATGTTCGAATATCTTAACAAGATACTTTTTAAGACTAAGACTCCTGACACCTCTACTATAAATGAGGTTAAGGAGTTTCAGCCTTTTTTAATACAGAGATGGTGTTCTATGTATTCACCTGAAGTATCTAATCTTGTAAATCAAACAAGTAATCGTGTTTGGCCAATATTAGAAAATAATACTATGTGGTTTAGTTACCTACATAGTATTATACCTAATTCTAAGTTTAAACGATTGGAATATATAAAGAAAAAGAAAGATACCGATAAAAACAATAATAAATCAAACGTAAAGACAGTTGCCAACCATCTTGAAATTTCCGTAAGAGAAGTAAATCAGTATATAGAACTCTTTCAATTAAAAATTCCAAATGAAAATAGAAAATAATAACATTAAAGATTTATATATTTTTGATGATGTTGTTCCTAAAGAACAACAAGATTTTCTTGAAGATTATATGTTAGGGTCAAAATTAAAATGGATATTTGTTAACGATATTACTTTTAATAGAAAAAGAATTAAAGAAAAGAAAATTACCAAACTAACACCAGCAATAAATAACACCTTTGTGTATCTTGATGATGATGCAACGAAAGTTGTTGTTGTTAACCCTGACATACTAAAAACAGTACAACCAGTGCTGTTTTCTGCGTGTGCAAAAGCTAATTTAACACCTCAAAAAATACTAATGGCCAGAAGCTTTATAAGCTTTCCTTTAAATGCTTCTTTAAACAAGAACCACAATAACCCCCATATTGATTTGACTATTCCCCACATGGTTTGTCTTTACTACGTAAACGACACTGATGGTGATACTCATTTTTTTGATAAAACTTTAGGAGAAGTAAATCAAGATAACGGTAATGAGTACAAGGAGACTAATTTTAATATTATTAAAAAGGTTGCACCCAAAAAAGGTAGAGTGGTGATATTTAACGGTGAACGTTACCATTCAAGCTCTGGGCCCACTAAAAACGTAAGATGTATTATTAATTTTGACTTTACAATTTAAATGAAGAAAACTATACAACATAAAATTGAGAGAGATATCAAGCAAAGCGGTTTATCATACGCTGAACAAAACAAGGCTTTAGAAGCAAACGAGCAAGTCGAGACTGATAACACAAAAGGTATGGTCAGGCTTGAAGAGTATGCAAATAGCGATTTAAACTTAAAAAGCTGGAAGCTAACAGCCGTGTTGGATGATATTCTTTTCTGTCAGTTTGCAGACACTAACGAAGATGGCACAATGATCCGTAGAGGTGATATCTGGATACCTATTAATGCTGTTAATCAAGCATGGCGTGTAGCTAAAGTAATTTTATCGGGACCTCGCGCAAAAGTTAAGCCCGGTCAACATGTTATTTTTCCAAGCACCTTTGGTTTGAAAGCAAGTAATGTTAATAATTTAAAAAACATTGTGTTTCTTAATGAAGATCGTATTTTCGGTGTAGCAGAACCAGAAGAAACATATGATAAGTATGTTAAATGAGACTTTCCCAAGGAGCATTAGCTACTCTACTAACTAAAAATGTTTTAGAGATTAAGTTTGTAAGAAGGCGACCTTCTCCTGGAGAACCCGCCACCAGGAGAATGCTTGCAACTAATGACACTATTTTGCTAAATAGTTCAGCTGGAAGGACTGCGCTTAACTTCAGACCGGCTACTGGCCACTTAAAATTTAATCCTCAGCAAAAAGGATTGATATTAACTTGGGATATATTCATGCAAGACTATAGGTTAATTCCTGCAGAATCTGCTGATGTTGTTAGTGTTATACCATCTACACCACCAGAACAGTTCTGGAAATATTTCAGTGAGGTATTAAGTAGAATGTCTACAGCCGAAAAAGAACGGTTTATGGACAAATAAAATGCTTAATATTATTGATAACAGCCTCAAAGAATACTTTCAAAAAAGCGTTGTATTGACTCTTAAAAATAAGCAATACAAAAAAGGTAAACTTATTAATTTTAAGCTTTCCGGTTGTTATATTTCAATAGTAATGCTTACAGAAAAGAAAAAAGAAACATTTGAAATACCGTTTCCTTTTTCTATGAAAACAGAAAATAATAAGCTTGTGTTTGATTATACTTTAGAAGCTTTAGCAGAACAGGATTATGATTTGTTAGTCAATTTAAAGGCAACAAATCAGGTTAAAAAATGCAAATTTTATAATGCTGTTCTTACAATTTCGTCATTGAACTAATTAGATAGTAGTGTATCATTAGTTAATGTTGCTCAATAAACCGTTACTCGAATACTTTCCTGCTGGTTATACACCTCGACCACATCAAATAAAAGGTCTTCAGGATATAGAAGCAGCTATAAAAAAAGAAAAAAAGTTTATTATAGTACAAGCACCTACAGGGTCAGGTAAATCATTTATTAGTAAGACTCTTTCTAACGCTACGGATGAGTGTGATCCAGAGTTTAAAAACTTAGTTTTTAACTACCACGCTTATGACGAAGACTATATTGATGTAATGGCCAGGTTTCCTTTACATGGTTTATTTGCTCTCACTACAACCAAAGCATTACAAAACCAGTATAAGCAATTATTTAATGAATCGTCAATATTTAAAGGTAAATCTAATTACCAATGTGATGTAGATGAAAGCTTTACTGTAGACTATGCTCCTTGTGTTATTACACAAAAGATGAGAAAAGAATGCTGGGAAGAGCATCGTTGTCCATATTACGAAGCCCGTAATAGTGCGTTAATAGAACGGTTCACTGTATTAAACTATGCTTCGTTCTTTAATCTACCGGATCATTTAAAACACAGACAAATTATCGTTGCTGATGAGTGTTCTGAGTTAGAAGATGAAATTGTAAAGAACTTTTCTACGGTTATTGATTACCGCCGTCTAACTCAAAGCGACATAGAGTTTAGTAAGCTAACAACTGACAACCCTGTTAAAGCATTAGGTTGGTTAACAGACTTAGCTGAATCAGTCAAAGGCGTAATTGATTCTCGTGCTAATCGCTCTCGTTACGATAGTAATAAGGTAGAACTCATACAACAGCAGTTTAGAAAAGACCTTTATGAGTCTATTGTTAATACTATAGACCATTGGGATGACACTCAATATATTATTGAAAAAGATGGCGAAAAAGCAATCTTTACACCGTTAAAGATTGACAAGCTTAGCGGCTGTCTATTTGATTATGCTGACACGGTAATTTTAATGAGTGCAACTATTGTAGATAAAAACATATTTGCAAAGACGTTAGGTATTACTGATTTTGAATATGTAGAGATTGAATCTACGTTTGACCCTAAAAAGAGTCCTATTTACTGTCATACCAAATACCCATTAAATCATAAGTTAATGGAAAAGAACCTACCACCGGTTGTAGAGCTCACTAATACATTGGCAGATAACCATAAGGGGGAAAAGGGTATAATACACACTCATTCTTTTGCTATTACACAGGCTGTACAAAAGAAACTTAAGGGTAAGCGTTTTTTATGTAGAGAAGAAGGTTCAACTAATGAAGATATTATTAAAGAGCACGTATTGAGACCTGATGATACTGTTTTAGTAAGCCCCTCATTAACTATGGGGTTAGATCTAAAAGGTGACTTAGGTAAGTGGCAAATTATTATAAAACTACCATATCCATCTTTAGGTGGTAAGCGTGTTAAAAAGCTATTCGAAGAAGATCCAGGTTGGTATAAAATGCGTATGTTTATTGCATTAATACAAGCCTGTGGTAGATGTACCAGAAGCGTAGAAGATGAAAGTATAACTTATATATTAGACGGTTTATCCGCTAAAACTATAATAGATAATAAGAAGATCTTACCTAAACACTTCTTAGACCGTATTGTATAAGTATATAGGTGCAGAACTACACGTATCATTGGGAAGTTAAGGATTTATTAACACAATTCCTCCAGGCATTTGATGGAGCAATAGTGAAGCGTTACGACAATAAGGGTAACGTTGGTAATAATATAGCTGTAAGATATGTGTATGCCCCTAAACAGCGAGTTCTTTTTGATTTAGTCGATCCTGCTCAAAATTTTACATTACCAGTAGTCGCGTTCTTTATTAATAGTGTCAGTAGGGATCAATCCAGAGTATTTAATAAGCTCTATGGTCAGTTTAACGTTAACCCCAATATAGCTGGGTTTACTACTTCAACAGCCGATCAAAACCTACAACCTGTACCGGTTAATATAGAAATATCTGTTAGCATACTGACACGCTTTCAAACTGATATGGATCAAATTCTAAGCAACTTTGTTCCATATAGTGATCCGTATTTTATTATTTCTTGGACACGTAGGGAAATGCCTAATATAGAAATTCGTTCTGAAGTTTTATGGAACGGTCAATTATCAATGGGGTACCCTGTAGAGCAACAACCCACACAACCGACCCGAGTTACTTGCGATACGTCTTTTACTATTAAAGGTTGGTTATTTAAAGCAGACACTAACCCTGTTGGTAGAATTTTTAAGATTGATACTAATTTCTATTCAGTATCAGCTACCCCCACATTAGAAAATCTTGAATATTTGACTGATCCGAACCTCACCGAATCTTTTGTAATATCAGCAGCGCCAATTATACCTTATACAGACCGTTGGTTAACACCGGTAAGCAGTCTCTCTGGATCATTAAATCTATACGGTAGCAATTTAAGCCATACTAACTATGTTTATCTTAGCGGTAACAACAACATGTTTGGACCTACAAGCGCTACTAAGACTGTAGATTTATATGCTTTTTCGAGTAGCTTATCAGCAAACTATCCTGCTTTAACTGGTTTAGTGCCTGCAATAAGCTATTACGAATTTAACGATAATAAAATGCAAGTAGTATACCCAGCACCGACTACTACAGGCTATTTTGATGTTATTGTATTTAATGATGCAGGTTATACGCTTCTTTCCGAAAGCTCTTATAATCCTGAGTTTACTGTACAGCTCCCCTACACTCAAGGTATACAAGTAGTTTAATAGTTGTAATTTAATAAATCCAGTATATAATAATAGCTTACAGTGTAAATAATATATAAATGGCTGACAACGTACAACCTAATTTCTTTACTCGCACATTTAACAACATTGTTAACAGGTTGCCGTATACTGGTAATGCTCAAGTAATCGACAACATTAAAGAGCTTAATCCTAAGTTTGAAACATTTTATAATATTAATAGCTCCGCTAAGGAGCGTGTTTATAAGCAAGCTGTTTCTACTCAACAAGATATGCCAGGCATGCCTTCACTTGAAGGTATTGTTATTAACAAAGCATATCATGACTTTTTATACGCATTAATTGATACCGACAAACCAAAACGTTTAGCAGATTATCGTGTTATGGCTTCTTATGCAGAAATTAGCCACGCATTAGATGAAATTTGCGATGAAATGCTTGTTAAAGACGATAAAGGTAAGTACGTTAATTTAACTGTTGCAGAGAGTAAAGACCCTGTTATTGCAAAAGAACTTCAAAAGAACTTTCACAATTTAGTCGAACAATTCAATTTAGATAATAAAGGTTTTGAATATTTTAGATCAATTTTAATTGATGCTGAACTGTATTTTGAGAACGTTATACATGAGGACAAAAAAGATGCCGGTATTATAGGTGTTGTTCAGATACCTACAGAGCATATTAATCCAATCTATGACAATATTCAAAATATGCTGATCAAAGGCTTTTTATTACGCAAGCCTGTTATAGATAAAGATGCACAAAACAGAAATACCGCTAAACAAGAGCTAATTCCTTTAGAGCGTCACCAGGTAACATATTTTCACTCTCATACATGGAATGAACATAAAACAATTCGTTTACCTTATCTTGAAGTGGCGCGCCGAGCATACAAACAGTTAAGCTTAATTGAAGATAGTATTATTGTTTATCGCTTAGTAAGAGCTCCAGAACGTTTAGTATTTAAAGTAGATGTAGGCAATTTACCTGCACCTAAAGCAGAGGCTTACATTAAGCGTCTAATGCAATCATATTGGTCTCGTAGAACTTATGATTCAACTCAGGGTGGTAATGTTAATGTTTACGACCCGCAATCAATGTTAGATAGTTATTGGTTTGCTAAACGTCCAGACGGTACAGGTACAGATGTTACTTCATTACCAGGTGGTGCAAACTTAGGTCAATTAGATGACTTAAATTACTTTGTTAAGAAATTATATAAAGCGCTACGTGTTCCAACAAGCCGCTTAGACCCAGAAGCAAAATATGCTGATGGTGCTGAAATTTTACGTGAAGAGCTTAAATTTGCTCGTCTTATCATTCGCTTTCAGCGTCAATTTGCTTCCACATTAAAAGAAACTTTAATTACGCATTTAAAGTTAAAGGGTCTTTGGGATCAGTATAAGTTAAAAGAGCAAGAAATACATGTATCATTTAACCCACCTACTTATTTCCATGCAGCTCGTGAAGCACAAATACACGACTTAAAGGTTAAATCATTAAACGATGCTATTCAAACTGAAGCTGTATCTAAATCATATGCCTTAAAGAAGTATATGAATTGGACTGATGAGGAACTCAAAGTTAACCGTGAATGGATGAAGAAAGATGCCGCCTTTGCATTTGAAGTTGCTCAAATCACCAATGCTGGTCCTAACTGGCGTGAAGGTATTACTGGTGGTGGTGCACAAGGTGGTGGTGGCGGTGGGGGTGCAGCGGGTGGTGGTACACCTCCAGCATTTGGTCCAGGGCCAGGTGGCGGTGGTAGTGCATTACCACCTCAAGGTGGAGAAGCACCAGCTGGTGGAGCAGCTCCAGCGGGTCCTGAAGCAGCAGGCGGTGCACCAAGCGCACTTCCAGGCGCTCAATAATTAACCCATGAAAAACATTGGAGGTTCTTGATCCTCCTGACGCGTATTTAAAAGTTGATCTTCAAGATCTTTCTTTTCTGTCGTGCCTTGTGTCATTAACTCGTTATATTGTAGTGTACCGCTACCAAACAGTTGTGTATTTTGGAATTTACCACGCGTATTAGCTATGTTAATCTTAACAAGAGCTTTAGCGTATTCCATTACCCAGCGCTCTTTTACTAAATCTTTTATCGGTCTTTCAATCTTACAACTTACAGTTGCCCAGTATCTATCTTTACCAGCTTGCGCAGGATCAGGAGTAATACGTAAAACTTGAGTGCGAGGGTCGAATCTGAAGTAAGGTTGCTGTGCAAACACCTTTTCACGAGTCTTTAACCAATCTTTTAAAATGTGCCACGAAATAACATCGAATGCTTTGCTACCTAAGCTATATGCAAAGTGCATTTGTTGTGCCATTGATTGTTCAATAGTAAACAATGTATTAACACCGTTATTAGTACCAACCGAGAATGAAGTAACGTCAATTACTTTTCTATAATCATTCAAATCTACATCCCAACCAGATTGAAATGTAGAGCTTAATGCTGATACTTCTGGATTTAAAGTATTATTAATAAGAGTGTCCATTCTTATACCCTGACCTGCAGTATATAGAGCGCTATCAAATACTAATAACTCTTCTGTACCAGGTGTAAACTTTGTATACATTTCTATTGCATATGCAATAGCATCGTACGCAGCATTACAAGCTATTTCTAAATTAATAACAGGTGCACCGAGCTGAAAAAAGATACGCTCAGCAAGCATATCATAGCTTTTAATTCTACTATTTAAATTTGTAGATAGAAAGTCTGAAGGACCTACGGTGCTGTTAGGATTAGCCATACGCTAATACTTACTTACCACTTAATAGTTTTGATAACGTATCCATTACTTCTTGAGCTGTTACAAACGCTTCTTGTTTGTAATCACATTGCTCCCATAGCCAGAATTGCTTTTCTCTTAAGTACCTTTCACTCTTAAGCATATTAAGATTACGGGTATATCCAAAGTGTTTTGGGTCTGATTGACTGAATATAACAATACCGCGTTTAAATTTATAATATGCACACAAATGTTGTAAAAAACTATCTACAGATATCCAAGTATTACATTCTTTTACAAGATCTCTTATTTCTGCAAGCTTAAGACCTTGTCTAAAATCAGTTACTCCCTCCACTGGTACATCTTTACCTGCTCCTATTTGAATAACTTGTATATCAGCGTTATTCATTAGTGCTACTAACTCTTTCCAGTAAGGAAAGTTTTTAGGGTTTTCTTTACCGTTACGTAATTTTTGTGCAAATGGGCTTATTAATACTTTTTTCATGTTGTATATGCTGTTTTATATGCTTCTGACAATGATTTTTTCCAGTTATGTCTATCCATCCAACCATATATATTGTGGTCTTCTATTTTTACAAACGCAGCTGCTTCTGCTAAACTTATCACTTCAACTCCTTCTTCGTCTTCGAATACAGCAGGATAACACGCGCCAATCACTATTCTACTACCTTTGTGCTTTTCTTTAATTGCAGGTAGCGCAATTCTAAATGCATAATGATCTCCAATACCTGCATCTAAAGGTATTACTTTTACATTAGCGGCCTTCACATTCCACTTCTTAAGATAACTATGGAATATTTTTTCATCATGATCAAACATTTCAATTTGATTACTACTACGTATACCACCGGCTCCGTAACGCATATGCCAAGTCTTCACGCCTGTTAAGACTACAAGTTTCCAACCTGCGCGTCTCATTTCATATGTAAAGATGGTTTCTTCTCTATGCCCTACACGTGAAAGATTTAAATCGTAACCATGTTTACCAGCTTCTTTACGAAATAAGAATGTACTACCCTGTAAGTGATCTACTTCAATATATGATTCTTTCTTAGGGTCTATCCACTGTATATTGAAACCTAAAAATATATCTTCTATTTTATTGGAAGCCATTCTGTGATACATTTCTTTCTTGGGGTCCAGTATAAGCGGACCTACTGCTCCAATTTTTTTATCTGTAGTAATGTGGTTATATAGTTTCTCTAATGTGTCAGTTTCCATTACATTATCATCATCCAATCGCCATATAAATTCTGATTTTACATCGGTTAAAGCACGTTGATGGTTATGTATTTGACCTTTACGTGCACCCACTGTTACTTCCCAGTTTATACCTACTCTGTTTAAAAGGGTTAAAATGTTTTTATATATTTCATTTTCTCTTATATCTTCTAACGTATCGTTGTCATCATATATAATAAGACGAGATGGTTTAAGTGTTTGATTAGCTAATGACGTCAGTACTAAAGGAAAAGTATTGTAATATCTACCCTTAGTAGAAACAGTGGCTGTAACTTTGTCTGTTATCATAATTTTGAAGCTTGTATAAACATTTTGTCGTTATATTCTTGTGTACCCTCTACCTTAAATTTACTCTTTAAGATAGCTTGTATAATTACTGCGGTGCTTAATTTTTGCGCTAATATTAACAACCTACCAGACGGCTTTAATACTCTGTTCCATTCCTTTGTACAGTCCTGTAAAAATGTTATTGGTATTTCATCTACAGAGTCCATTAGTGCTACCTCTTCTACAGTACTATCATTAAAGTCTAATGAATTCCAATTTGATAGTATATCACATGTGGGGTTAGAGGGATGTACTTTAATATGCCCAGGTAACAAACCAGCCGTGTTTTTAGATGTTAAATGAAGCTTTATGTCAGTACTATATCTTTTTAAATTAACTAAACTATTACGCTTAAATGTTACACTACTATAATCTTCAATATGCTCAAACGTACCTTCTGCATAATGGTATATAGGAAAATTACCAGCAACAATCTTTCTGTCTTTAGCTTCTAATTGGGTATATACAGGTACAACTTGTACTTTGTATCCTTTTAATTGAGTTTTAATGCAGAAGTCAATATCTTCTCCGCTACCGGGTGAGAATATTTCATCTAATATACCCAACTCATCGAATAACTTTTTAGGTACCATTGCACAAAAGAAAATAATGAATCTGTATTTTGTAATCTTATCAACTTGCCACAAAGGACCTGTCACACCCATTAACGGGTCATTCTTAAACGGGTCTTCTAACATATCTAACCACTGATTCTTATACTGTTCTAATAGTATAGTGTCGTTATTTAATAGTACTATATATTCACCTTGAGATGCTTTAATACCAATATTTGTAGCTTTAGTATACCCAAGCCCGTCTTTTTCTTCTATAAGCTTAATGTTTGGATATGTAGTTGTTAGATTATTAACGTAACCAGCTGTATTATCTTTACAACCGTTTGCAACAACTATCACTTCAGTACTCTCTAAATCCGTATACTTAATTATACTTTCTAAACACGGTTTTAAGAAGTCATCTAAATGGTTATAAGTCGGAATAACTACACTATATTTGGGTTTAACCATGCTTTATATTATAATACACCATAGAAAAAGCAAGGAGTTACATAAATAATATAAGCAACATGTTACTAAAGTTAATAACGCAAAATCCAATCACGGAAGGTCTTGATTATCTTATTGAAGAAGGTAACAAAGATAAACCCTCAACAATGTACATTGCAGGTACCTATATGGTAGCTGGTGAAAAGAATCGTAATAATCGTATCTATAACATCGATGAAATGGCAAAAGAAGTTGAGCGTTATAACAATGAATTTGTTAAAAACAACCGCGCATTAGGAGAGCTCGAGCACCCACAAAGCGCTACAGTTAACAGTGAGCGCGCTTGCCATCTTATTACTGAATTGCGCATGGATGGTAATATTTGCCGCGGCAAAAGTAAAGTACTAAGTACTCCATTAGGAGAAGTATTAAAGAGCTTAATTAGAGATGGTGTTAAAGTTGGTGTTTCTTCCAGAGCACTCGGTGAGCTTGAAGAAAAAAGTGGTGTCAATCATGTTAAAAATATGAAACTTATCACTGTAGACGTTGTTGCTGACCCATCCGCTCCTGGTGCATTTGTTGATGGTATTTTAGAATCTAAAGCATTTATTTTAAAAGGTAATGGCCTTTACGAAGAAGTATATGACACATTCGAAGGCAAACTTAAATCATTACCAAGAAAAGATGTTGATCTCTATTTAAGAGAGCAAATTATACAATTTATTAACTCAATTAAATAATATGGATACAAAGCAGTCAATCTCTAAGTTCATTAATCATGTAGCCCGTAACGACTTTAAGAAAGCCGATACACAGCTTGCAGCCATCGTTAATGAAAAAATCAAACAACGTATTGTAGCTGCAGACAAGAAACTTTCAACACAGGATAAGTAAAATCTTGTTTTTTACCATCAATTTATATAAGTAATAATAATCATATATGAGCCAAGACATTAATTCTCTTTTAAAAGAAGCTACCAAGGATTTACTTTCTGATGAAACCTTGAAAGCTGTATCTGAAGCTGTCGAAAAGAAAGCCGAAGAAAAGGTATCCCTCGCTGTTGAAGCAGCTTTAGTTAAACAAGATGAAGATTATGCTTCGAAACTTGAAGCAGTATTAGAAGCTATCGACGCTGATCATACTGAAAAACTTGACAAGATTGTTGCTCGTATTGATGAAGCACATGCTGTTAAATTTAAACACGCCTTAACCGCGCTTGATGAAGCTCACAGTGAAAAATTAGTAAAGCTTGTAAAGCTTTATGAAAATGCACTAAATAGTGAAGCAAAGAAATTTAAAGAAACATTAGTAGAACAACTTTCAAACTATATTGATCTTTATATTGATAAAGCAATTCCTGCTCAACAAATCGCAGAAGCAACACAAAATGCTCGTTCTCGTAAGATTGTTGATGAAGTAAAACGTTTAGTCGGTCTAAGTGATGAATTCGTTAACGAAGGTGTTAAAGAAGCTCTATTAGATGGCAAGCAGCAGATCGATGAAGCTAATGAACAAATCAAGAAACTTCAAGGTCAATTACAACTTGTAACAGAAAAAGCTGAAAAAGCTGAAAAACAATTATTCTTAGAAAAGAAGCTCGAAAACTTCCCAAAGGCTAAGAAAGACTATATGCTCCGTGTTCTCAGTGAAAAGAAAATGGAAGCAATTAAAGAAAACTTTAATTACGTTGCAGAAATGTATGATAAGAAGGAAGAAGATGAAGTACAGATTCTTAAAGAATCCGCACAAACAAAGACAAAAGGTGTTGATGTATCACAACCAAAAGAAGTGATCAAAGAATCCAGATCTTATTCTTCAGCCGAATCAGAAGCAACTGAAGGTGCAGAATATGTTGCAAAAGCTTACGTAAGTGAATTTACAAAAAAACCTTACTAAGTTTTAGGATAAAATAATTTGTCAAAGCCCCGAGAAATCGGGGCTTTTTTTGTAAATATATCTAACGTTGAAGTACTGTTAAGTACTTGAGATATTGTTAGTTTAAAAAATTATATTAGTTATGAAATCAATCAAACCTTCACAATCATATATCAATCAGGATCGTGCAGCAAGCTTACTCAAAAAGTGGGCTCCATTGCTCGAGCACGCTGATGAAGCAACTCCAGCTATTAAAGATGATCACACAAAGTTAAACACTGCTATTCTTCTTGAAAATCAAGAACAATGGTGCTTAAACGAAGGCGTTAACACAGCAGGTGCTGGTGGCGTATTCGGTTCAGCAGGCTCAATGGGCTTCGGTGGTAAACCTTCCAGTGACTTCTATGCAACTGGTGATGCCCGTCTGCCAAAGATTCTCATTCCGATGATCCGTCGTACTTTCCCAGAATTGATCACAAACGAAATCGTTGGTGTTCAACCTATGAGCGGTCCAGTCGGTCTCGCATTCGCTCTTCGTTATAAATACGAATCAACTCCACTCGGTGCTTCAAGCCCAGATGGTGGTTATGGTGCAACAGCAAACAATGTCCAAGGCTGGACAGATGATACAGACGGCACAGAAGCTGGCTGGAATTATCTAAACACAGCTTTCACTGGTACATCAGCTTCCTGGTTATCCGGTGGTGCTACAGCTCCAACAGGTTCCGACATTTTCCCAGTACCTGCTCTTGATCAAGGCGTTGCTAACTTATTAGCAAACTTTGAATTAAGCTCAAACATCCCTCAGATGGTTGTTGCTTTCGAAAAGACAGCAGTTGAAGCTGGTACACGTCGTTTAGCAGCTCGTTGGTCTGTTGAACTTGAGCAAGATCTCAAGAACATGAACGGTATCGACGTTGACAATGAATTAACGAACGCAATGTCGTACGAAATTCAGGCTGAAATCGACCGTGAAATGATTATCCGTATGTGCCAAGTTGCAATCAATGCAGGCTTTGGTGCTGGTTATTCAGTATGGTCACCTGTTTCAGCAGATGGCCGTTGGTTAGGTGAACGTAACCGTGACTTCTATGCACGTGTTATCGTTGAAGCTAACCGCGTTGCTATCCGTAACCGTCGTGGCGCAGCTAACTTCATTGTTGCTACACCTCGTGTTTGCGCAATGTTAGAAATGCTTCCTGAATTCCAATGGTTCCCTGTTCAAGGTAATGTCAACACTCAACCTGTTGGTATCGCTAAGGTAGGTACAGTTGGTGGACGTTTCAATGTTTACCGTGATACACGTACAGAAGCTCAGTATCAAGTAGGTACACGTGCTAACCCATTAGAGTATGCTCTATTAGGTTACAAGGGTGCTGAATACTATGATACAGGTATTGTATACTGCCCATACATCCCAGTATTGGT